CCGCCGGCATGATCCGGTCGATGAGGGGATCGGCGCGCATCCTCGCGAGGGTCCGTTCGATCCGGGTGGCCTGTTCGGTGATCGTGCCCCGGCCCATTGCGGCATTGATCTCGCCGTCCACGCCGCGCCAGTTGATGCCGATGATCCGCACGTCCCAGCCGAGTGCCAGAAGGCGGGTGGCAAGCTCCCGGCCGACCCTCCCGAAGCCGGTCGCGGCCAAATCCGAAACCAAAAGCAGGTTCACAGCAAGAGACCCGCGATCTCGCGGGCCTCGGCGTTCCAATCGATCCGGTCGAACTCGGCCCGGATGGCCTCGCACATTCCCCGGTAGCGGGCCTTGTCGGCCCACACCTCCCGGATCAGGGCGGCGGACTCGTCAGGGGTCCGAAGGTCGAGGTCGATGGAGGTGACGCCGTCCTGCCAGAACCGCTCGCCGAGCTGCCCGGCGTAGTAACGGCCCCGACCGACCAGTGGCCGACCGACGGCCGCCCAGTTGTGGAGGACGTGCCCGAACCCGTCGCCCGTCACCTTCAGGTGCAGCGCGAAGGCCGAACGTGCCATCGCCTCGGCGATCTCGGACACCGGGTGCAGGTTGCCGTCGGTACCGTCGATGCCGTAGATCAGTGAACGGAACGGGAGCCGGGCCAGCAGGTCCGCCGCGATCGGCCACTCATCGAGCCGGGGCATGAGGTTGACGAATGAGCTGATGACCGGCTCTGCCTCGGCGGGGTCCCGGTAGCGGAAGGTCGTCAGGTGGTCGAAGGGCTGATGGACCCTGACCCCGCGGCCCTCGATGGGAACCTCGGACGACACGATCGCGAGCGGATCGAGGCCCCAATCCACCTGCTGGCGGGTGTTGCCGACCTGGTAGACGTACTTCGCGCCCGTCTCAGCGGCCAGCCGAGCGAAGCCCGCCTGGTTGTCCTGCACCGTGGCGACGATGTGTGACCAGCCCCCGAGGGCTCGGAACTCGTCGAGCGTCACGCAGCGGATGAGCCGCGAGGGGTGGGCCGGATCGAAGGTCGCGTGGTGGGTCGACCAGCGTTCGTACTTGGCGTCGATGCCGAGGTACTGGTCCGCGAGTGCGCGCCCGAGGTGTTCGTGGCCGAACTGCCAGTAGCCCTCGTCGAACCACTCGTAGCCGATCGGGGTGTAGACCTCGATGCCGAGCCGATCCTCGAGGAGGAGCTGGAGGGCGTAAAACAGATCAGCCTGGTGCCGATCGACGAGCGCCCTCACTGCACGTACCCGGGTCCGGGGTGGGTGCCCCAGACATGGTGTCGTCCGAAGGAGAACCGATGCTGCGGCTCGTACCAGAACCGGATCGGGGTCGTGCCATGCCCGTACCAGCCGTCCGGTTCGAGCACGGCCCAACTCAACCCATGCGTGGCTGCCCAGAGCGCGGCATCTTCCTCTTTTTCCGCGCTCCAGTCATACACGTGGGCAAGGAGGAACAGTCGCCCATCTGAATAGCGCCACATGCGCGCGTGATCGAGGAAGTCGTGCCAACCGATGCCTTGATCACAGACGCGCACCGCGCAGCGACCCACTTTCAGCGCGTGCGGACACCGGCTCGCGAAACTCTCGCGGATGCCCCAGCGAGACCGCCATTCGTCCTGTGTCATGGGGCACCCAAGTAGGCGGCCCACTCGGCGGCGATCTTGTCCCGGCCGAATAGGGCGATGGCGCGCCGGCGAGAGTGGCCGCTCCAGTCACTCTGGTCGCCGTCATGGAGCAGAGAGGCGAGGGCGTCTTGAACGGCCTCGGGAGTGAAGTCCTCCGCATTCCACCCGTTCTCGGGCACTTCCTCAGCGATCTCGTGACCCTCGAACAGGTCCGGCCCGTAGGGGAAGACGTTCATGTACTCGGGGCCGATCGAGAGGACCGGGATGCCGGTCATGAGCGCCTCGATGAGCCCGAGGGTGTACGAGGCAGGCTGCGTCCCGGTGTAGAGGTAGCAGCGCGCTACCCGTAGCGCCCGCAGCATGCGCTCGTACGTCAATGCGCCCACGCCGCCGATGGCCTCCGAACCCGGCCCCGCAGCGAGGCGGGGAAGACGCAGCGTGGCCGCTTCCCAGAAGCCCCAATTAGTGTACGGGTCACGCTGGCGGAGGTGCTGCGTGATGTTGAGGACGTATTCCTCTTCGCCCGTCCAGCCGCCGTAGTCGGCCGGGTCCTTGTAGAACCGGATCAGGGCGTCCTCGCCGACGTAGCCCGGGATGTTCCGTTCCTTGGGCGAGTAGCGGACGATCTCCAAGCCCTCGCCACGGAAGGGCGCGGCCTCGCGCTCGTTGTTCGTGACGCTCTGGCCGACCGTGCGCCAGATGACCCGCCGGTGACTCTTGGCGGCGAGCCACGGCGCGATCCGCTCATCCCACTGGCCGTACAGGTCCGGGAGGCGGTGGTGGTAGATGATCGTGTCGGCCCAGTCGAGGAGTTCGGGTGGGAGCGCCTGCTTCGGCTCGATCCCTTGCTCGTGCGAGCGGTTCGTGGCCGCGTGGAGCTCGGCGAAGTACGGCACGTCTGGGAGGGCCGGCCGCTTGTCATCACCGGGGTGGGCGGGGTCGGAATAGGCCCCGATCGAGTGGACGTTGTACCCGAGGGACGAGAGCAGGCGGACCTGATCGAACTCCTCGATGCTGTGCCAGAGTGCCAGAACGATGTTCACAGGGAGCGCTCCTGTCTGCTATTGGTTGTTCACCACGTCACCCACGGCTCGAAGGCGGCGTGCCAGGCGGCGATCTCGGCTCGCCCTACCTGTTGTCGGTCGATCAGGGCGTCGAGCGCCGCCCTGTAGCGCGCCCGCTGCCCGGGGAGCCCGGCCGTCTCGGCGAGGCAGCGTTCCCACCATGCGATGCGGCAGGCCAAGTCCCAGCCCAGGTCCTCGCTATAGGGCTCCTGTCCGATGTCGTTCCCGAGCCACACGCCATAGCCCATCGACAAGCCCCCGACGTGAAACCACGGCGGGTCATCGGTGATCCAGCCCTCGAACTGTGGGCGGGCCGGGACCTTGTACGGGATCAGGTACGGCTTGCGGACGTCGAGCCGCCTGTCACGCAGGGCGAACGAAGCCATGCCGAACGTGTCGCGGTTGATGCCATCCGCCCCATCGGCGGTCCCGAAGTCGAGCCCGGCCAGCGTCTCGCGGCGTGAGAACAGGAAGCACGGCAGCAGGTGGGCGAACTCGACACCGTTGATGATGTCGGGGCCGCGCAGCGTGCCCACCACGTCGAAGTCGGACAAGGCCCGGAAGGCCGCGTCGATGACGCCCGGACGGCGGACGTAGGCGTCGTCCTCGATGAACATGACCTCATCGGCGTCGGTCGCACCGTAGAGCACGTCCATCACGCGGCCATGCGGCCTGCGCTTGGGGATGTCGATGATCGTCGCGTCAGGTGCCAGCCCGGCGATGTACGCCCGGACCTCCTCGCCCGTGTTGATCATGGCGATGACCAGGCGGTCAACCTCATCACGCCACGTTTCGTAGTTGCGAAGCCAGTAGGCGGTCAGGAACGGGTCGCCCATGCACGGCAGGAGGGCGGCCCTCATGCCCAGTCGCGCAGTTCGGTGAGCTGGTCGCGGATCGGTGGCATGGCGATCGTCGGCACCAGCGTGCGGTCACAGAAGCCCGCGCTCACCGGGCGAACCTCGATGGGGTGATCGAAGACCTCGCCGAAGAGACGGAGCAGGTCGTACTTGGTGATCGTCTCGGCCGTCGTGGGCTGGTGCAGCCCCGGCGGGATGTCACCTACCAGCGCGGCGGCGGCCAGTCGCGCCCAGGCGAGCGTCGTGATGCCGTTCCAGACGTGGTCCGTCCAGCCGTCGATCGGCCCGGACTGGCTCAGGAACCAGCCCAGCGTGCCGCCGCTCGGGGCCATGATCGAAGCGCGCAGGATGACCACGTTCGACGCATGGACCTCGCCCATGCGCTTGGCCAGGCCGTAGAAGCCTCTACCATCGGTGGTGATGGCGTCGGGCGGATCCTCGACGCTGTACCAACCCCGGTCACCGCGGAAGACGCAGTCGGTGGAGGGGTGGATCACCAGCCGGCCCAGCCCGGCCACTTCCCACGGCAGGAGTGCGTCGACGGCCATCAGCATCGGATCGGGCCGCAGCACGCCGATGCAGTTGACGATGACCCGAGCTGACGATGAGCGGAGCGCCTCGATGAGCGAATCGTCGGGCATCCCGGTGTAGCGCCGGTCGCTCGTGACGATGTCGTATCCCTGCTCGGCGAGATAGCGCGCGACGGTCTGGCCGAGCATCCCGCGATGGCCGAGGACGAACACGTCAGCCACGGGTCAACTCGCGCAGCACCATGAACGCCTCGGCGTATTCGACCCCGACCGCCGAGCCACGAAACCGTGACAGGGCGTCCAGGACGGGCCACGAGCGCGGATGGGGCGGATCGCGCATCTCGCCCTCGTACTCGCGCAGCATGAGTATCTTGGCTGGCCAGTCGATCGCGCCGTACAGGTTCGGCGTGAACGGTGCCACGCCCCATTCGGTGGAGCTGACCGTCTCGAACGTCCTGATCGAGCGAGCGAAGCGACCGGCCACGAGTGCCGCCATGGCCACGGCACGGTGGTCCTGGTTGAGATCGCCCGCGTGGTGGGTGTAGATGACATCGGCGGTGAGCCGGTCGAAGTTAGCCGAGCGTCCATCGCCCTCGGACGATTCGCCCAGCGACAGGCGATAGCCGTTCGTGTCGGCCAGCCGTCGCGCTGCCTCGATACGCGCTTGCCCGTCGCGCAGCCCGACGACGCACTCCATGTGGACCGTCACCACGTCGCCTGCCTTGACGTGCCGGAGGATCGTGCCGCCCACGCCCAGGACCTCATCGTCGGGGTGCGCGACGGCTACGAGGACTGATTCAGCCATCGTCGATATCCGTCTGCGCTGGTCAACGGGCCGCGCCGGGTCATGTCCTGCGGCACGCGTGGTGCGGTGCCGGCGAGCAGGGCCGGCAGGTGGCGGGTGAGCATCCGCGCGTCCGACTCGGCGACCCACTCGTACAGCGTCTCGGGCGTATCGTCCGCGCCGATGCGGCGTGACTCGGCGTCGATGATGTCGCCGCTGTCCACACGCGCGTCGAGGAAGAGCATGGTGTTGTAGGCCCGCTCGTCGCCGCGCAGGAGCGTCCAGTAGATCGGCGCGCGGCCGGGATACTCGGGCAGCTTGGCCGAGTGGAAGCCGACCACGCCGAGCGGCGGCTGGGCCAGGACGTCGGGCGGGATCAGGTGACGCCAGCCGGCAACCACGATCAGCTGCGGGTCGTCATCGCAGACCTCGACGCCGGCCAGCGCGGCGCGCACGGCGCTGGTCTGCGGCTCGACGTTGCCGATCAGCCTAACGCTACATCGCATGGGGCACCTGCGCGAGTAGTGCGGCCAGTTCCTCATCAGACAGCTGCGGGGCGGTGTCGGATGAGTAGGTGATGCCCGTGCGCGGGCCGTTGCGCGTGACGCGGAAGTAGTCGCCATCTGCGATGACCGACTCGTCCTCGGCGATCAGCAGCTCGTGGCGCTTCTCGCCGGGCCGGACGCCGATGACCTTGGTCGGGTAGTCGGGGGCCAAGACGCGCACGATCTGGGTAACGGTCGCGGCGGGCGAGCGCTTGACGTATATCGTGCCGGTCGGCTCGGCGTCCATCGCCAGCTCGAGCAGGTCGAGCGCCTGGTCGAGTGTTATCAGGAAGCGGGTCATGAGTCCATCGGTGATGGTGATCGGCTGGCCGTGGTCGATCAGGCGGCGGAAGATCGGGATGATGGAGCCACGCGAGCCGATGACGTTGCCGTAGCGCACGACGTTGTAGCCCCACGTCGTGGTGATCGACTCGGCGAGCATCTTGGAAGCGCCCATGACGCCGATCGGCTCGACGGCCTTGTCGGTCGAGAGCTCGACCACGCGCGCCCCGACAGCACAGGCGGCGGCGCAGACGTTATCGGTGCCCACGGCGTTGGTGCGGATCGTCTCGATCGGCGCGTCCTCGCACGCTGGCACCTGCTTGAGCGCTGCGGCGTGGAAGACGCGCGTGACGCCACGCATCGCGCGGCGCACGCTCTCGGGGTCGCGCACGTCGCCGATGACGTACTCGATGTCCGGGAAGTCGGCCGCCATGAGGCGCTGCTTCTCCTCGTCGCGCGAGAAGACGCGGATGTCGGTCGTGCCGTACACGCGCTCCACGAAGGCGTGGCCGAACGAGCCGGTGCCGCCCGTGATGAGAATCACGGCTCGTAGAACTTCACGACCCGCGCCGGGACGCCCGCCACGAGGGCGTAGTCGGGCACGTCATCGACGACGACGGCACCGGCCGCGACGACCGCGTGCTTTCCGATCGTCACCGGGCCGACGATGATGCAGCGCGTACAGAGCCAGGCGCCCTCCTTGATATGGACGGGACCGCCGCCGGACGTGACCCGCCGGGCCGCGCCGAACTGCGTCGGGTCATGGCTCCCGGTCAGGATCATCACGTCGTGGCCGGAGAAGGCGTCGCGCTCGATCGTGACCTTGTGGATGCAGTCCACGAGGGCGTCCATGAGCACGGATGGGTGGATGTCCGGCTCGACCCCGGTCTCTCGGCTGGTGAACTCGAACCCGCCGAGCCGCCTACCCATGTCGCTCGAGGGTGGCGAGGCCGTATTCCGGCTCGTGGGCCACGACTGCCCAACCTTCCCGGGCGCAGAACTCGTCTACCGCCCGGGCGACCGGCGCCTGGACGTAGTCGTGCATGACGATGCGCGCTGGCGAGAGGGACAGGGCGTAGACGAGCTCGCCAGCCGTGTGCTCGTATTCGTGCGAGGTGTCGATGAAGACGAGGTCGGCGTGGCTCGGGAGCTGGGCGTGGACGTCTTCGCTCAGGTCGTCGCCGATGATGTACGTCCAGCGCGGGTCGTTGGTCACGCGTGGGGGCTGTGAATCGCGCTGGATGTCAACCGAGTAGAGCCGGCCATCGGCGGGCAGGCCGTCGAGCAGCGCCCACGTGCTGACGCCCTCGCGCACGCCGAGCTCCACGATCGTCCGGGCCTCGGTGGCGAGCCGGGTCAGCGTGGCGACGTGCGGCGCCATGTCCACCCAGCGGTGCGCCCACTCGGCGAGGCTCGTGGCGATCTCGGGATTGAGGTTCACCGTCGCACCGCGGTGAATCCGCCCGGCCCGCCGACCGGCCCCGAGAACGTCACGACGTGGGTCGCGCCCAAGAGCGAGGCGATGTCCGTCTGGACGTGCCCGCGGACGTTGTGCCACTCGCCGACGATCCGCTCGCAGCGCCCTACCGCGGGGTCGTCGAGGAAGACGTACTCGCCGCCCTCGTTGTCGATCTTCAGGAGGGCCACGTCGCCGTCTGCGAGGTCCGAGAGCGTGACACCCTGGTAGGTGATCTCGTCGTGCTCGTTCTCCCCGCCGTGGTCATACGCAAGCGAGCTGTTGCCGATGAAGGCGTGGTGCTCGGCCGTCTCGCTGCCGCGGTAGCCGTACCAGACGGTCACTTCGCCACTGCCGGCGGCCCCTTCGATGACCGTCACCCGGTCTTTGAGGCCGTTGAGGACGACGTTCTCCCGGAGGAGGCGGGCGTTGTCGGGCACCGGCTCCACGGCGATGACGCGGAGGTCGGGGTTGTCCAGCGCCAGCCCGAGCGTCACGGCCCCGATGTGGGCACCGATGTCCAGCGCGAGCCCTGACAGGGTGAGCGGACGGAGCCCGTACTCGTCCTCGTTGAGGGCCGAGAAGAGGGTGTTCCAGTCGGACGAGTCGGTGCGATAGCGGCAGCGGGCGGCCTGGCCCCGCGGCGTGTAGAACATGGCCTCTGCGAGCGCGTACACAGGCACCTCCGAGAGCGCGGGGTAGGGTGAAGCCCCAGAAGGCGCTCTCTTCTGGGGCTCCATGGGCGTGGCCGGACGTCATCCGGCGCGGTGGGGGACTAGGGGCGCGGGCCGCTAACTGCGGTCGACTGCGCCCTTCACGTGGGCCATGAGGCTGTGACGGAGCATGTAGAAGCCGGCGTACCCGTCCCAGTCAGGGATCGCCCGGACCACTCGGCCGCCCGTGTACAGGAGCGAGCCGGTGTTGCCGGTGCCGACGCCGAGGATCGAGGACCGCGTGTCGAACGCGGCGCGGTAGCGGTCGATGTAGGGCGCCGACCAGCTCCGGGACCGCTTGACCTGCGCCGCCGCGATCACGACCGTGTACAGGGGGATCTCGATCTCGTATTCGCTGAGGTCGATGCCCCGGACGGTGTAGCGCCAGCCCTGCCCCTCCTCGGGGAAGCCGGTCAGGTGGAGGGCCTGTTCCTTGTTGAACATGCCCGGCGGGGCGTCGGGCCACTCGTCATAGTCGAAGGCCGTGCGGATGCCCGTGATCGCCCCGGCGGTGGTGGTGATCGTGGCGAGCAGGGCGTCGAGGTCGAGGGTCAGGCTCATTCGCAAGCCTCGTGCTCGTCATCCCCGCCGTCGGTGTAGCGATCGAGGATGCGTTCCAGCTCTTCGGCCCGGGGATCGTTGAGGAGGCGCATGGCGAACCACAGCTCGCGGAGCTCCCAGACGAAGAGGCGCGTCCGGTCCATGTCCGCGATGCGGACGGTGACGGTGAGCGAAGCGTGGGTGCCCTCCCTCACGGGAACTTCCGGTTCAGGGCATCGCTGATGCCGGACACGAGCGCGTCCACCACCTCGTCGACGTTCTCCGCGAGGGCTGGTTCAGCGGCGGGGTGGCCTTCGCGGTAGCGGGTGCCCTGATCCTCGAAGACGGCGTACTCGCGGGGGTCGCCGCGGTTCGTGCCGTCGCGGGGCGTCTTCCACGCACCCGTCTGGCTGCGGCTGTACTTGCGCGGCGAGCCGTAGCCGGGCTGGGGGCCGATGCGGACGCTGAGGTCGTCCACCCGGTGTCCGAGGCTGCCTTGGTACTTGCGGGTGACGGTGTGGACGCGGCGCTTCCAGCCCGCCTCGACGATCGTGCCCGCCCGTTCGAGGGCCGGTCGCAGCGCCGAGTCCAAGAGGTTCGGATCACCCAAGGCGCGGGTGATCTCCGCCAATCCTCGGACCTTGATCGAGATCATGCGCCCCACACTCCGGGACTGATCCAACCCGAGAGACCGGACCATAGCAGACCCTCGACCTCGGGGTCACTCTCGATGAAGCCCCGGACGCCCTTGGGGTTGACGGCCACGGACTGGTCTCCCGCCTGGTAGCGGCGCCAGTAGAGGATCGCGACCGAGAGCGTCGTCTGTTCAACGTCGTTGGGGACGTGGTCGAGCCCGGCGTAGCCGGTCACGCCGATGTTGGCCGTGCCGAGTGACCAGTGATCGACGATGAGGCCCCGGAGCGAGGTGGCGGGCTCGGCGTAGATGATCGCCCGCTTGGGAGTCTCGTTGTACGGCCACAGGCGCCAGCTATTCGATGAGACCGTGGTGTCGTCGACCGAGACCGCCGCCACGCTGGCGAAGTCGTCGATGAACAGGGTGTCCGTGCCCGTGCCATCGTAGACGCGGGTATTGCTGCCGACCGCCGTCCGCGAGTTGGACGAGCCGGCGAACCCGACGTAGCCCGTGCGGTTCTGTTCGAGGAAGCCATCGACCCGCGCCGAGGCCCGGAAGATGATGGACGAGAGAATCCCGTCATCGACCGTGTCCGACGCCGCGCCGGTGAGGCCGACGGCTTCCTTCAGCGCAGCGAGCGAGGTGTAGGCGGACATTGGCCCCTACTCGTATTCGACGGTGACGCCCGCGGTGTTCGAGCTGAACGCCACGACGAGCCCGCTATCGAAGCCGATCCCATCGACGAGGCCGATGCCGAACCGGCCCACGGTGTTCGAGCCGACCGCGTTGAGGTCGAGCACGCCCTGGTTGAAGCTGTGCGCGTCATCGATGCGGATCGACCCGCCCGCGGCGAGGACGCCGTGGAGGCCGTAAAGGGAGCCCGGAGCGCGCTTGACGACGTTGTTCGAGCCGGACGAGAGGAAGGCGTACTTGTGGGTGCCGCGTGCCGCCATGTCAGTCACGCTCCAGTTCGACGGTCCCGCCGACATTGATCAGCTCGCCGTTGCTGGCGTTGACGCTGGTCCGCAGTTCGAGCATGTCGCCCGCGGCCACGCGGTCGTTGGAGGCGCGGATCGTCCCGCCCGCCGAGCTGAGGTCGAGCGGCACGGTGATGGGTTCGACGAGGATGGTGGATGCCGTGTTCGACCCGAGCGCCGGGGCCGAGGTCTGGCGGTAGAAGTCGACCTTCGATGGGAAGGTCGCGTTCGAGGTCACGGAGGTGGCGAAGGCATAGGCCGACCGGATCGTCCCCGCCTCGTTCACGACCACGCGCTGGTGCGTCGTTGTGTAGGCGAAGTTCGACGCGACCGACGCCGTCCGCGGGAAGGTGAGGACGTAGCGGTCAGGCACGGGTGCGCTCCTGTGGGGGGCGGGCCGGGAGGCCCGGGGGAACCTCCCGGCCCTGTGGCTTACAAGACGGTAATGTCATACCCCACGGCCGTGTGCGTGGTGGCGATGCCGGACGGGATGAGCGCCTGGCGGAAGGAGCAGGTGAGCACGTTCTGGTCCTTCTTGATATCGCGCCACGACTCGATCTGGAGCTCGCGCCGGAAGCCCTGCTTCCAGGAGTTCTTGTTCACGAGCACGAACCAGCCGTCGGTGTCGTTCGTCGAGACCGAGGTGGTCGTGTACAGGCCGTCATCGTCGACCTTGTCGGTCGAGGTGCCCGGGATGGCCTCACTCAGGAGGACGGGGATGTTGAAGACGCGCCCGACCTCGCCGGTCAGGATCGTCGCCTGCGGGCCGTACTTCTCGAGCGTCTGGAAGGCGGCCACGTCCTGGATGCTGTTGGTCGTCGAGACGCCGGTGATCATCAGCAGGTCCGAGGGTCGCGCGCCGTACTTGCCGAGCTTCGCCCGGGTGTTCAGGAAGAGCGTCGTCGTGAACGCGCCGGCGAACTGCTTGACCTGGCCCGTGTTCGTCACGAGGCAGAACTTCCGCAGGCCGTTGAAGGCGAGGTAGAAGCTCGTCGAGGCCGGGGCGGTGTCGTCGCTGTTGACGTTGCCGGTGCCGCCCGTCTCGGTGTCGCCGTGGACGATGAGGTCATCGATCGTCTGGGCGCCGCGGCGGACGAGGTTGGCCCGGATCGCGGGCACGATGGGGATGATCGAGTCCTCGGTGAGCTCGCCGGAGAAGTCGACCTCGGCCATGACCTTGACCGCGGTCAGGGTCGCGTTGCCGGTGTTGAGGTCCGAGGCGGTGACGGCGGTGTTCTCGGTCGAGGCGAGCCGGAACGTCACGTCATCGTCAAGCGTTGGCAATGTGTACGGATTTGTGGGCATGGCAACCCGCGGGATCTGCGAAGCGACGACGGTGGCGAGGTGGATGTCGGTCCACAGGTCCGCCGAGGCGAACGTGGGCACCCACTCGTCGCCGGCATTGCCGCCGGTCGAGGTCATCGCCTTGGCGCGGGCCTCGCGGAAGTATTCGGCCGTGTCGTACCGATGGACGGCGGCGGTCGCGGGGTTCCACGACTTCAGGCCGTCATGGCGGGGACCGGCCCGCAGGGCCTTCTCGGACGCGGCGACCATGACCTGCCGGCCGCGGGCCGAGAGGTTGTCGCCGGTGATGCCGAGGATCTTCGATGCGAGGTACAGGGTCGAGCCGATCTCGGCGTCGGTCGAACCCACGGACGTGTACTTGTCGTCGCCGCCGTAGACCGGACCGCTGTCGCCGGGCTTGGCCTTGACGCCGCCCTCGTCGAGTTCGGTGCGGTTCGGGGTGTTGAGCGCGTGGATCTTGGCCGCGAGCGCATCGAGGTCGATGCCCTTGGTTGCCTCGGGGACGACGGGCTCGGGGACGTTGATCGCGGCGACGGCCGCGGCGATGGCTTCGATGGCCTCCGGGGCGAGCTCGACGCTCTCCACCTCGGGCTTGGTGTCTTCGGACATGCTGAAAGACGCTCCTGTGCGTGGGCCACGGGAGCGCTCCGGGGCAGCGGGGTTGATTGACGCAGCGGGTCTGTCGCGCCCGCTAGGACGGCTTGTGGACTCCGACGATGCGGAGGCGGCGGGGGAGGGGATCGACCTCTTCGTCAGCGGTCGATTGCTCCACGTTGACGAGCGGCGGCCAGTCGAGCGACTTCATGGCCGCGATCGAGGCGTAGGGGTTGGCGGGCGTCGGGGTGGCGGTCAGCTCGACCCACGGCCAGCGCAGGATCTCGCCGGACTTGGCGACGACGACACCCGCGGGGTAGGCGCCCGAGCTGAACGACAGCGCCTCCTCGCCGATGAGGGAGCGGATGGCCTCGTACCACTTCGAGCGGAGGTCGAGCTGGGCCTGCACCCAGATGCCCTCCTTGCGCTTCTCGAAGTTGACGACATCGCCCATGGGATCGGTCCCGACGCGGGCGTCCCAGGTGTGCTGGTAGAGGAAGGGCCGGGAACCCTTGAACCAGTCGAACAGGAAGTCGGTCTTGGGTGAGAAGAACTCGCCGTCGAAGTCGCGGCCGATCCCGTCGTCGCCGGCGAAGGGGCCGAAGAACGGCATCCCCCAGCCCTCGACGGTCGTATCGGAGCCCTTGGCGAAGCGGATGGGCGACTTCATCGGCGCGTGGTCGTGCCCCGCATCGCCGTCGTGCATCGTCGCGTGGCGGGACGCCATGTCGGCCATCGGCATGTCGCCCATGTCGCTCGCGCCGTGACCGGCGGGGGGTTCGGCCATCATGTGCCGCCGCATCGCGGCTTCCGTCTGGGGCATCGCGCTCATCGTCCGACCTCTAGGTGTTACATCGGCGTCAAGGTGGGGTGTAGGATTAGGCGGTAGCGCGGGTAGGTGGTCCGACGGGACTTCCTGGGCTGATAGCGGTCCTGCCCCGACCCCGCACATCGATGCCGGGCGGGAACCGCGCTACAACTCCCCGGTGTTAGCGCTCAGGCTCCGGGGACCCGACGTCCACGCCGTATGGCTCGCGCATGAGGGTGTCGATCTCTCGGAACCGCTGATACGCGGTCACGTCGGTGCTAGACTCCGGTTGCGCTCTGCGGGCAGGCGGGCCGACAACCGGCCTCGCAGTCTGGGACTTGAATGTCCGGGCCGTGCCGCCCTCTGGCGGTACCGCGGCTGCAGCCTGCGGGGCGCTCTGGCCGAAGCCATCCCCGACCTCGGGAATCCACGAGCGGGTGCAGTTGGGGTGCCCAAGCGGTGAGCCCTCCGCCTCGTCGAGCGGTACGTGCTCCCGGCCGTTCCAGGAGGCGCAGGCGTCGTCCGCGTCGCCATCGACGACCGTGACGAGCAGCACGCCCGCCGTCCGGTACTGCCCGAGGCCGCCGAGGTTGTATGCGGCCGCCGTCTCGGTCCGGGCGATCCGGTCGACGCGCCAGTCTTCGTAGCCGTCGAAGAGCTCGCCGAGCGAGGTCCGCATGGCCTCATGCGTTGCGCCGGCCTGAAGCTGCGAGGTCACGACCCGCTGCACGTCCGCGATGGTCGTGTTCTCGATGCCCTTGCCGAGGAGATCGAGGTGCGACGTCACCCGGGCCAAGGCGGCCTCCGAGGTGGGGATGGCGAACGACACCTCTACCGCGAGGGCGCGGGCGGCCTCCGTGGCACCCAGGGTCACGCTGGCCTCGATGGGGGCTTGGCTGATCCGCCGGAGACGATCCCGGAAGCGCTTCGAGCCGATGATCTCGATGAGGCGCTCGAGGAACTCCTGTTCTTCCGGCGTGGCCTTGCCGAAGGCGTTCAGCACCGCGTTGCGCTGCGCCCCGAAGAACGAGCCGAGGTCCCGCATGTAGGCGTCGCGGATCGGGGCCAGCACCGTCTCGCGGCTCTCGATGGACTTGCGGGCCTTGGGGGGTGCCGCCTCCTCCGGAGTCACTGGCGGAGGAGGCGGCTCGGGGGGCGCGACGATGTCCGCTGTCGAGGTGAGCGCCATCGTGGAGGGGATGAGCTGCATCGCGCCCACGGCCTTGTCGGTGTGGGGCTCCATGCCCATGACCGCCCGCGCCTCGTCCACGGTCACGGCGCCGGTGTCGGCCATCGCCTTTGCCCGACCGACGACCTCGCCCTGGTTCTCGTTGAGGGCCGCGATGTGGGCGTAGTCGAAGCGGGCGACGAGCTTCTCGTCCGTGAGCAGCGGCAGGAGGCGGAAGGTGATCGCCTCCGCGATCCGGTCGAGCCGCGGCTGCAACGTCTCCTGCCACAGGAAGTCCACGGCCTCACTGGCGTTGGCGAACGTCGCGTCCTTCATGCCCAGCACGAGCACCATCGGCACACCGAAGGCGGCGGTGATCTCGTGAACCCGACCGGCCCGGGTGGCGAGCCATTCCGCGTCGCGGGCGTTCTGGGCGATCGACTGGTAGGTGGTCTTGGAGCCGAGGATGGCGATCTTGCCGGCGTTCTGGTAGCCGCCGACGGCCTGGCTCCAGCGCTTCTGGAGGAGCTCCGCGGTGGGGTCGCCCAGCGGCATCTCGGACGACAGGATGCCCGGCGGGACGCCGAGGTTCTTCTCCAGCTTCTTGTCCCGGATGGCCGCGTATTCCTCGGCCATGACCGCCTGCCGGACCGCCGCGATGCGCCCGAGGCCGTACCACCGATCGAGGGGGTTCGGCCAGCGCAGGTACGTCATCTGCTCGGGCGTCCATGCCGCGTCGCTGTTCTGCTTGACCCACAGGTAGCCGCGGATCGTGCCGTCGGGGTTGGCGACAATCCTCCACCACGACGGGTTGACCGGCCAGAGCTCGGTGCCGATGCGGTTGCGGGTGAGCATCCGCCGTCCCGCGAGGGGCCGGACGATCTCGATCGGCGCGTGGCCAACCATCTCGAGGTACGTGATGATGAGGTGTCGGAAGTCCGAGCCCGTCATCTGCGGGTTCGGGTGGTCGAACAGGTCCTGGACCGGGTGCGACGGGTCTACCGGCGTGAACTGGCCCTTGGCGTCGAGCGTCCCGAACCGCAGGGGCGGCATGGCCCCGTTCTCGGCGAGGATGCGGGCGCAGACATACGGCCACGTGTCGTCGGCGTAGGTCGAGAGGATCGCCCCGTCGTCCCAGCCCTTTTCGAGGGGCCGGTCGGGGATCTCGTCGGCGCCGAGTCCGATGATGCTTGCCTTGGCGCCGAACAGGCGCGCGAGCGTGTCACGGATCGCCAAGGTTGGCTCCTAGGGGAATCAGGCGGAGCGACACGCCCTGAGGGTGGAACGGGAGGCGGGTCACGTAACCATTGGTTACACTAGGCGCGTAACCCGTAACCAGAGGCGTAACCATAAGCAGGGATCGGGCCGCTTACATGCGGGAGTACCGGAAGCGCCAGCGGCGCGAGACGGTGATGAACACGACCATGCCCGCTCAGGCGGTGCGGGACCTGATCGACGCCGAGGACCGCATCCGTGTGCTCGAGGCCGAGGTGCGCCATCTCAAGGCCGAACTGGCGACACGTCCCGCTGCGATCGTGGCCTCAGGCTTTAATACCCGCCCATTCACGCCCGTTCCGAAGAAGGGGAAGTAGATGCTGACCGTCAGCGGAGCCCTTGAAGAGATCATTCCGGCCCTGTCCGCCGCGGGCCTGTCGGTGGCCGAGATCCGAGCAATCAGCGAGGAGACACAGCGACGCATGGGACGAGGAGGGACTGCCCGCGAGTGGCTGACGACGATGGGTGCCGTTGTCGCCGAGACACGCAATGACCTCGCGATGCGGGCGTACATGCTCGCCATCGACGAGTGGAGCGGCGGTTCCGAAGGTCAGACGTAGAGGATGACGCCACTTTCGGCCAGCGCCATAATTGCGTACCTGAGAGCGTCTGCGGCGTCGTCGCCTTCCTCGATGGGCTTCTCCCGGAAGGCACCCGTGGAGCGCTCGGTGGCCCAGCGGTAGTTGGGAAGCTCGGTGAGGAGGCCCTGACACGACGGGTCGACCGTCAGGCCCTGGGCGATGGCGGCGGCCACGGCGTTGATGCCCGGCATCACGTCGTTCGTGGCAGGGACGACGCCGAGGCCCTTGCGCTGGCAGGTGGCGATGTACTCGGGTTCGGATGGGTCGGCGTAGAAGGCTTCGATGTGGAGGGCATCCTGGAGGCGCAGGAGCCCGGGGATGATGTCCTCGATGAGCGAGCCCCGCCGGTAGACCTCGCCCAGCACCGCGAGGCGGCCGGAGCCCGATACCCCGACGATCTCACAGGCGAAGGCGTGGACGAAGCCCCAGTCGATGCCGGCGATGATCCGCTTCCACGGACCCTCGGCCTTGTGGATTTGACTGTCGGGCAGGGTGTAGATCGTGCCCTCGGCCGTGACCCACAGGCCCTGTCCGAGGCGCTTGCCGAAGACGTTGTCCGGCAGGCCCGCGATGGCCCGCTGGTAGTCGGCCGGGAGGAAGCGGTTGTCGGCCGCGGTGGCGCTGAAGTAGTCCCGGCCCTCGACAGCTGCGGAGAACCGCTGCTTCAGCCAGTGGCGGGGGTGGCTGGGGTTCGTGGCGGCCATGATCTGGTGCCACGTCATGCGCGGGTCGCGGAGGCGGCCGATGAGCAGGATCCAGTCGCCCTCGGTCAGCTCCACGGCCTCGTCGATGAAGATTGCCGCGCCGTCGAACGAGCCGACCTTGGAGGGGACGCCGGTGATCGGGTCGGGGTCAAGGCCCATGAACCAGATACGGCTCGGCGTCCGGCCGGGGCGGGCGACCTCGACCCAGTTCTCGCTGCGGTTCCTTCCGGTGACGTAGGCCGGGTTGACGACGTCCCGCCAGAACGTCCGCTCCGTCGTCGCCTTCAGTGAGGCCGCGGTCTTGCGGACGATGGCGAACTGGGCACCGGGGTTGTCGAGCGCGAGCCAGTAGATCTTCTCGCAGCCGATCCGGGACTTGCCGGCGCCCATCGCCCCGGAGTAGAGGACTTCGGGAGCGCGGCTATCGTAGAACTGCCGCTGGGCGTCGTTGGCGAACGCCGGACCGAGGCTAGGCCGGAGCGCCCTCAGCAGGTGTTCCGGCGGGGAGGCCGTCGATCCAGTCGCGGAGCCGTCGCTTCTCGTCGTCGTCGAGGTCGTCAACAAGGGTCCGCGTCTCCGTCCGACTGGTGGGTCCGCCGCCCAGGAGTTGCGACTTGTCCGTAGCCATGCCCGCCGCCATCACGAGGTCGCGCGGCTCGAGCAGTCCGGCCTCGATCGCTTCCAAGAGCGCCTGCCACGCCACGAACGCCGTGATCCGGGCGGCGTCGCGCATTCCCTCTTGCGCGTTCTGGCGCAGATCGGCGTACTTGGGATTGTCCAACCACCCCCGCAGCGTTGACCGCGGGATGTCCGCTTGCTCGGACGCTGCCAACGTCGATGACGCCTCGGCTGCCACGATGGCGGCGACCTTCTCAGCCTTCGTGTACCGGCGTCTCGTCACTGGTCAGCCTCTCGATGAGCGCGGCGATGTCATCGACCGTCTCGGGTGTCTTGGGGTTCGCGGCCTCGGCGATGGCCTGGTCTTCGGCCGCCAGCAGCGCCTCGTCATCGTGTTCAGCGTCGATCAGGGTCATCAGGAGTCGACTTTCGCGATCTGCTCGATCGCCCGAGCTACATGATGCAGAGCGCGAGAGATCGAGAACAACCCATCCACGACATTCGCCGCTTCGCCATTTGAGTCGGTCTCGTTCGGACTGATCAGAGCGGCCTCGATCGTCAGCCCGAGACGGGTAGCGAGATAACCGATCTCGCCTTCTGTCACCTTCGGATCGAAGTTCTCAGACATGCGGTGGCCCGCTGGTCCCACCTGCCTGGACGGCCGGCCCCGATGGGGTGAGGGTGCTCGGATGACGAGGTTGTCGGATAGCGTACACCCGCACTAGGCGGCCACCTCCGCTGTTCGCTGCGAATCGGACTTGTCGAGATAGGTCGGGCGGGGCTCGGGCTGCTCGCGGTAGCGGTCCCAGAGCATCGCGAGGCTGCGGTACATCACGTCACCCTGACACCATTCCGGGATGCCGTGAAGGGTGGCGATGTCCGAGGGTCGCAGGACTTCGGGGACGAGGTCGCGGAGGAACCGCCGGCGGTCGGGGTCGCTGATGGCCTCGAGCGCCCTGCGGAGGGGCGTTCGATACATGCCGTCTTGGTCGACGCGGCTCGCCACCCTGACCCAGACGTCGGGTTGGCTCCAGGCACGGTCCTGCTCGTCGTGGGAGAGCCGTTCGGATGGGGGATCCATCGCGAGGTACGCCCGGACGGGGTGGCGCATCTGCGGGTCGCCGTCGTCGGCCACTTCCCTGATGGCGTGCTCGAGGCTCGGCGTCTCCGCGACGTAGGCGGCGTGTGCCCAGTGGAGGAGACGCGAGAGCGAGCCCGGCATGGCCCGGCGATCGTGGCGCTCCCGGCTGTGGTCATGGGCGGCGGCGTAGGGCTCGGAGCGCATCACACCACCACCGGAGTGAAGCCCTGACTCAGCAGCAGCCACATGAGGACCGCGCCGGACAGGGCTCCGAGGAGGTAGCCGATGACGAGGTCGTCACGCTTCACGGCCAGCACCATCGGCCGTGCCCGCAGTGCTCCTCGTCGCAGTCGGACCCGTGGCCGAACAGGAAGTCGAGGAGTCGGTGCCAGAAGCTCATGCGATCCCCGCCCGAGTCGTGGTCAGGTCATGGATGCCGATGGCGGCGAGACCTGCGACACCCCCCGTGAGGGCGGCTTGGAAGATGTCGAGCCGGG